CAAATTCTCAGCTGCAGAGATCCCGCGAGTTCGCTAACCCGTGTAGGGGGCGGCCCTCAGGGAGGACCCGGAAAAATGGCGCCCCCACCCGGCCGCCGACCTAGCTTCGGTCGGTCGATGCCGACTCTGAAACGCCCAGCCGCTTGGCAGCCCAGCGTTCGTACAACCCAATAGCAACATCGGCACCGGCCATTGCCGTCAGGCAACCCAAGGCGCCCGCCGTCCAGATCGTCATGCCGGCGGCGATCATCAGCATCATCGCCGACACTCCGCAGACAATGCAGGCACCGGATCGAAGCGCAAGGCGGCGCAACAACGCCCAGCCCCGCGCCCCATCCTTGTCAGCTCGCCACATCTCTCCCGATACGCCGCCGACCAGGGCCAGGACGATCACTAACCAAATTGGCATTTCAGCCAGTGCTTGCTGCTCGCTTGTCATATGATTTCCCGATTCATTATCGATGTGACACTGGTGATGAGTTACTCAAACAGGGCATTTTTTGGAGGTATTCATGACCGGTTTAGAATTGGTGAGCCTTGTAATCGGTGTTACAGGCTTAGTTGTAGGGGGAGTTGCCATACCTGCTTTTATCTTGGCTTGGTCGCAAGCAACAGATGAGCACAAGCAGAGGTTTTGGAGCTTCATAGCCAAGCTCAGAAAAAAGGCTTATCGCGGTTGGGTCTACGTTTCATGTGCCGTGCTCGTTGCTACCGGGGTAGGGAAAGTTGCGTCATTCGTAACCAGCTCCGAACCGATGACGCGGTTCGACGTTTTTATGCTGCTGATGAATTTGATGAGCCTCACAGTATTTTCTGCTGCGTCCCTAGCCCTGTTCGTTATTTTTAAGTTAGAGGACAAGAAGAAAGGCATGCCCGTGGCGAAAGCCTAAACGCAAAAACCCGGCGCACTGGCCGGGTTTGGTGGTGGGTGCCTGCCGCTCTCTGCGGTCGCACCTATCGAAGATGACTACTTTTTACAGGTCGATTCCGGTGGCAGCAACCCCGGTTTAATGCCACCCGGTGAATAAGTGGGTAACGCAGGGTGAACGCCTAGCGAATGTCGGCGAATACACCACCCCGGCATTCTGTTGCTTCGGTGGTGTCTCATACGTCCCACTTTTCGGAATCGAAGTGGGACGCCTGAGAGCGCCTAAATTCGGGGCTTCGCCCCACTGTCCTACTTATCTTTCTTCTTTCTCGTGTAAAGGAAGAATATTAAAGAACACGCGTTCGCGCGTAAGCGCGTAGTGCTCGCCCGCTACGCTCACACGGGCGGGAGGCACTAATAGGCGGGACGGTGGGACAGCCCAACAACGACAAGGCCCGCACCTGTCCCACTGCATCGAAACGCAGCGAGACAAGACGGGCCAGTGGGACAACAACAGTGGGAGCAATGCCTGGGGTCACGCAGCCAGCCCCATCATCACGCCGAAGATCTGCAGGTGCGCATCATGCAAACGTTGATAGTACGTATCTCGCCCACAACCGCAGTGGGCATACCGCAGGCGCATATCCACATCGAGCGTGCAGTAATGCTCACGCACCACCGTCACGAGCTCCGGCGCAAGGTGCTTGGTCACGATCAGCTCGATGTCCAACGAACTTTCCAGCGGCGCACGGAAGGCCCGCCGCCCCCTGATCAGTTGCCCGTTGCTCTCCATCATCATCGCAACCATGTTCCCCCCAGCAAGCCCCCCTTTCGAATGTTCGGAGTGCAGCTCCTGCGCCCACAACCTCAGCAGCGAATCGATCTCCTTAATCAAAGCAAGGCTCCTCGAACGCTTCGCGCTGCAACACCGAAGCACCACCCCACCCTGCCGGCTTCTTGTAAGCCCACGGCCGCTGCCCACTCTTCACCAACGCAGGTAACCGCACTCGCCGCCACCCCAGCCGATGCATGATCGCCCCGACGCGCATCTGCTCCGGCTTGCCCCAATGCCCAAAGTCCAGTTTCAGCGCATTGGCCAGCACCTCGCTGCCGGTGGTGGTTTCGCCGATCTGCGACTCTTCCAGCCATGTGAGAATCGGCCCTTCCCATTCATCGACAACGAAGCGTTCGTCCTGCTCTTCGCCGAACATTGCAGCCTCATCCAGCGTCACCCACCAGAGATCGCCCGCGTCGTAGCAAAACACCGCTTCAGCCCAAAGCTGCTCGCGAATCGAGCGCAACAACTCCAGATCCACTTTGGTACACGCCACCGGCCAGTAACGTCGGTTACCGGTCGCATCCTTCAGGTACTCGTCCTGGTTTGTCGTACCCACAAACACGCACTGACGCGGCACGTCCATAGTGCGGCGGCCGTAGCTCTCGCGGTAGGTGTCCGTCGACGCGGAGAAAAACTGTTTGGCCTTGGTGCTCTCGGCCTTGTTGAAGCTGTCCAGCTCGCCCAGCTCGACGATCCACTTGCCCCGGATCGCCTGAAACCCGTCCTTGTCGCCCAGGGAAAACGGCGTATCCATAAACCACTCACCGCCTAGAATGCTCATCGCCGTCGACTTACCAGCGCCCTGCGCGCCCTCAAGGATCATCACCGAGTCAGCCTTGCAGCCTGGCTTCATCACCCGCGCCACGGCTGACAACATCCAGCGCTTGCCAACCTTGGACGAGTAGTTTGTCGCCTTAACGCCCATAACGTCCGTGAGCCAGCTTTCCAAGCGCGGCACGCGATCCCATTCGAGCTTGCGCAAGTACTGCCGCACCGGATGAAACGCATGGTCATGCGCAACCACACTCACCGCCTCGATCACATGCGAGGCCTTGACCCGCAAGTTGTACTGCTGCGCGAGCCACTTCATCACCCGCACATCATCAATGTCCGCCCAATCGCCGGTGCCGCCACCATAAGGCGCCGCACGCAGCTTCACGATCTTCGAACTGAACGCGCTGTAGCTGATCACCCCGGCCCAGCGTTCGTCATTAGCCAGGATCAACTCAACGTTCTGCATGTGCGCAATCAGCGCCCCGCTTTCACTGCGGGCCAGCATGTCCTTCCAGCCACCAGCTGCCGGCGGCTTGACCACCGCCAGCACCTGACGGCGCACCGCTTCCAAACCTTCAGCGACGTGCAGATCGTTGAAGTCGGTCCACTTGTCCTCGCGTTCTCCAGAGAAGATCGGCCCAACTACCTGGCCACCGACAATCAGCGCCGCGTTGCTCGCTTTCTCTTCACCGGGGTTCCACGCATCGCCATTCGGCTTCGTGGTCTTCCAGTCATCATCACGGCAGATGATCAGCGGACAGCCGGCGAAGCGCTCACGCATCGCCTTGCACACCACCAGCAGGTTACCGGCATCAAAAGCAATGGCCACGGTCAGTGACGTGGCCATGTGCAAGCTGGCACCGGTGGCGTAGCCCTCACACACCAGCACTGGCTCGCCCGGATCCGGATGCGGGCCAATCAGGTGAAAGGCGCCCTCCTTCGACATCCCGTAGGGCCAATACGACTTGTCCCGGCCGGTGTCCTCTTGCTTAGTCGGGAACACCACCTGCAGGCCGACGATCTCGTCACGGACATTGCTCATCGGCACCAGAAACGCACCGGTACGCGGCGCATACCGAACCCCGAAGCCGACAATCTGCTTTCGATCCAGATAGACGCTACGGCCCTTTTCCGGCATGCGCTTGAACATCCCCGCCGCCCGATTCGCCGCACGACGTGCCGCATTGGCCGAGATCTCGGCCGCCCGACGCTTTGCCTCTTCCTGCCGAGCGCGCATGACCTCACGCTCTTCCGGCGACATCCGCCCGGCCTTGACCTTGATCTTCTGCGACTCACCCGAACGCCAATCACCGAATGCGCCGAAAATCAGCGTCTCGCCTTTCTCGGTGCGATGCTCATGGGCGATGTACCAACCGTTTTTTTCCTTGCCCTTATCCTGCGCCGTTTTGCACCGGGTTAGCTTGCCAAACACCAATGGCTGCGCAGGCTCAAGACCGTAATCCGCGAATTGCCCCAACACCTCATCGAGCATGGTGTGCCCCCTTCAACTCCACGAGAGAAAGACATCCCACACACTGCGTGCAGCCGGGCTGCGCCAAACGGCGGGCTTCAGGGATAGGGTCATCACACGTTTCGCAGAACAGAAACGAATGCGCCACCAAGTCAGGCTTGGTGGCGTTGCGTGCAGCGAGCGCCTGATCGATACGTTCCTGCACCAGGTCATTTGCGAAGTCAGCAATGTCAGCCACGATCAACACCCCGCGTCGTCTGGTTGACATACGTGGCGCGGTTGAACATCCCCAGCAGCCCCTGAATCCCACGGAACACCTGCAGGCGAATCGCGGCGAGTTCCTCATCGGAAACCACCCCGTCGCCAATGCTCTTGGCCCAGGTATCCGCCAGATCCGCGACTT